AAACTCACAGCGATCCCTGATAAAATGTCATCTCGTCCGACTGTCACCGCTGAAGCGGAATGCCTTTTAGCATTCTGGACCGACACCGCATGGTATCGGGCTTTACGTGACGATAATCGATCGACTCTGCCTGAGGTTGTTCGAGGGAACCGCTTTACAACGGTGCCTAAGGACGCTTTAAAGGACAGAGGCATTTGTATTGAGCCATCAATCAATGTATTCTTTCAACTTGCAGTTGGAAGGATCTTAAAGTCACGCCTCTTAAAGGCGGGGCTTGATTTGATGAACGCTCAGCAGGTGCATCGTCAGTGGGCTTGTCAGGCTTCTCGGGATGGGAAGCATGCGACCATTGATCTTTCGAACGCATCCGATACTGTTGCACTGAGACTAGTTGAATGGCTTCTGCCTTCCGATTGGTTTTCGCTTCTGAAATGTTTACGCTCCCCGACGACTCAAATCGCCGGAAAAACAGTGTACCTTCAGAAGTTTAGTTCTATGGGTAACGGGTTCACATTTGAACTCGAAACTCTGATCTTTGCCGCCTTGTGTTCTGCAATGAACGGCGGTAAAGTAGGAACTGATTTCTCAGTCTTCGGCGATGACATCATTGTCAAAACCGAATGTGCACCAGACGTGTTGGCAGCCTTACGTTTTTGCGGGTTTACTCCTAATGAACGAAAAACGTTCGTGACGGGAAAATTTCGCGAATCGTGCGGCGGTGATTACTTTGATGGCGTAGCCGTGAGGCCTTACCACTTAAAGGAATTACCATATGAACCCCAACACTGGATATCGATGGCTAACGGAATTCGTCGATTGGGTCACGAAGACTCTGTTGATTATTTCCGCTGGAGTTTTGCTTTCACTGCTTGGCAGCGGTGTTTGGATGCTCTTCCATCTCATATCCGTCGGTTACGAGGGCCGTCTGAACTTGGCGACCTCGTCATACATGACAACCAATACCAGCGCCGCTGGCGCAGCGGAATCGGCTACATAAGGGTTTATCGCCCAATTATGAAAGTAATCCCGTGGTACCATTGGACTGGCAACGTCATGTTTGCGTCCTGTCTTTACGGCGTTGATTCCGGTAGTAGTCGCAACGACTCAACCGGAACTATCAGATCAGGAGGGGTTACCCCTCGCGATTCTGTCAACGGCTATAAAGTAGGTTATGTTGCGTTCTCTTAATTGAAACGCTTTCGACGATTGGTCTTCTTTTGACCTGGAGCGGGAATTCCC